CGCCTACACCGACATACACACACCTACAGGGGGTTTGGGGTTCCCGTCGATTCCCGTAGGATTCATAACCTACCTACTATGTCGGAGATACCATGGGGAGACAACATACCACATGGATTTCGGACGAAACTTGGGAAGAATTGCAGAATATTGGGGGTGATTCGGTATCGAGGAAGATCCGAAACGCCGTCGCCATGGCGAATCCAGAACGCGAAATGGTCGTTAAGGCCAAACTTCGACAGTTGGAGACCGCCAAGAACGCCCTGAAACGCGTCAACAGCATCGCCGACATCTCAACAGCCGCCACGGCCGACCATGCCGTTCAAAAAATCAAAGAGATCATGGAAGAAGTTTGGTGGATGGTGGAAGAATGAGCTGCGATTGGTGCGATGAAGAGATCGCCATCAGCAACATTCAGAACTGGCGGTTAATCGGTGACGCTGAACTTGAGGATTTGAAAGAAGAGTTTGAGTTCTGTTGCTGGACTTGCCTTATGCGATGGGTGAAAGCATGACTTGTCCTTGGTGTCAAGCGGATTTGACTAAGGCAAACACCGAAAAACATCGTTGTTATCGCTGTTATGATTGGCGAGGCACAATTGATTTGTGGGTGAACGCGTGAAAGTTCGATGCGCGATGTGCGGCTTCGAAGGCGAGGTCGTTCAACCTCGGTTGAAACTCATGCCAATCCAAGCGTTCTTCACCGGAGTTCGAAGACGAACCGAAATCGATGTTTGGATTTGTGACCTTCACAAGTAAGGGATCATTGTGATAGCAAGTTGAACAGTTTCAAAGCCACCGACGAGGCCGAGAGTAAGAAAGCTCACAAGGACGTTCAACCGAACGAGTCCTTCGAGGTTTGACTCCTTTTCTTGACGTCGTTCCTCGCGTTCCATCAACCACGTTGCGAACCTCGTCGTTCGCGATGGTCCAGTTGCAGCTACAGTTTCAGTTTCAGTTTCAGTTGACATCTTGTGCTTCCTCCTGGACGATGGCGAGGACGGCCTGGTTATCCGTCAATGAAACTTGTTCGAGTTCGACATAATACACGAACTCGTTGTTGCCCGTGGCCGTGAGCGCAGAAAGACCGAGGTAAAGATCACGAACCACGACGTGCGTAGGGTCAACGAGTTCAAACGTCGCCTCGGCAAATGAGTCTTCATGACCGCTGGACGCCCATGCGACCTGGCGTTTGTCGTCCCAATTCCAAGCAATGACGGTTGACACGGGACCTTCAAGGGCATCCGCATGAGTCGCAAGAGCTGCGAAACATTCCTTCGAACCCGCTGAGGAGGATGAGAGATCAGAGAAAGCAATTAGGAACTTCTTGATGATGAACCCATGGTTGAACCGTTGGTCATCCTGGATGAGGTTAATCGCACCATCGTATTGGTATGTGCGACATCGTCCACGGAGAACACGAGTCTTTCCCATTCAATCACTTCCTCTTAGCCATCTTGTGGGCTTCACGAACAGCACGCTTGAACCCGCCTGCCTTCCACTTCCCGCTCTTGAGCTTGTATCGAGGGGCGATCTTTCTGAAGGCGGCCTTGTATCGGCGGTTGTATGCCGAGGCCTTGCGCTTGGCTTTCGTGGCGACCACGGGAGCTGCAGCTTCAACACGCTCACCGACTTCCGTCCCTATGGACATGGCTAGCGAGGGAGACATTCCCCGGTCAATCAACAATTGACGCAAAATGTTGCAGGTAGCGCACACGTTACCAACCTCATTGTTGGCTCAATGCGAGGCTCATGGCTTTTGCAGAGCTCATCTTCTCAACGGTGGCTTCGATAACGATGCTCACGTACACGTTGCCTGCAAAACCCGTGTTGGCGACGCCGCCCAGGTAGAGGGATTCAGTGGCGACCAGGTAGCCGTTCGTGTATTGTTGCGGTGCAATGTCGAACGAGTTCGTGGACGACGCCGCCAGGGGAGACGTTGCGATCGAGGGCGTGTATGCTTCGATCTTTCCAGCCGCAACCATGGAACGGTCAGAAGGAAGCACAATGTCACTCTGAGTTTGCGTGGTGAGTTGGAATTGAGCCACGGCGGCCGTGTCTGCGGCGGCCATCGAGAGCGAGCGTCCGGTGCTGTCGGTGAAGGCAACGTCGCAGCGATGTACCTTCAAAATTGAAGAGTTCAAGGCGTCAACGTAACTTCCAAGATCTACGGCCCGCTCTGCGAAGGTGTTTGTGTTTCCAATGTTCAATGTCTGTCGGATGAAGAAGCTCTCAGCCATGATCTCAGACAAAAGCGCCAAGGTATGTAAACAGCACCTAATCTTCCCTATTCGACGTCAGCGCCATCGCGCCTATATACGGCGACCCCCGCAGGGGCTAACATAGGGGGCCGACAGGCTGTCGCCTACACCGACATACACACACCTACAGGGGGTTTGGGGTTCCCGTCGATTCCCGTAGGATTCATAACCTACCTACTATGTCGGAGATACCATGGGGAGACAACATACCACATGGATTTCGGACGAAACTTGGGAAGAATTGCAGAATATTGGGGGTGATTCGGTATCGAGGAAGATCCGAAACGCC